GCGTCTTGTATTTTCTTCATATCTCCTCTTGGTTAAAGTATTCCTTCTAAATAATATCCATCTATATCTACACCATCTATAAAGAATGTCTTATAGGTTTCTATGGCGTTTATTACTTTCTGTTCTCCACTTAAATAAAACTCCTCTGAGCAATGGTATATACCTATGTCTAGACTTGCTTTGTCTAATGCTATAAATGTGAACTGGTCATAGGTCTTATCAAATAACTGACAGTATAGGTAGCATTGCATATCATAGGAATATTTTTGAGCTGAGTATTTGAAAGCTCGTATGTCGGTAGTAGTTTTTAAATCTACAATCCTATCAGCTCCTAGTATATCTGCTTTACCTCTAAAAGGGAATCCCATTACTTCCCCTATTGCAGGAACTTCAAACTCACAGTTAGTGATGTAATTCTTAGCAGTCTCATTCTTATAAAAGGCATCAGCTAATCTCTCAGCGTCTCTCTTTTCTTTCTTAGTAAATACCTTGCCGTGTTTCTCTTTGGCTAACTTATAAGCCTTAGAGTTCTTAGATTCTACATCTACAAATACTTGGGAGTCAAATACCTCAGGTTCTAGTATAGCGGTGTGGAATAACCATCCATCTCTTAGTGCTTGTGATTCAGGAGAACCATACTTAGTAACATAAGTATATGTCTTTGGACTCCCTATTAGCATCTTAGCACTTGAACTACTTAAAGCTGCTTTGCTTAGATACCCATAGTAGAACTCATCTGACATCATATTGTCCAGTAGTTCTTGCTTATCCCATTCTTTTCCATCTAATAGTCTAATCTTACTCATTATGCTAATGCTTTTAATGACCTGTTATACTTAGCTGCCATATAATCAAACTGCTCTCCCTCATTAGAATAAGACTTTAGGTAATTATTAGATGTCATATGCTCTATTGCGTCTATGTCTAGTCCATTAAACTCGTGATACATTCTTTTAAGAGTTCTAATAATCTTTTGACCATAAGGAGTAGTACCCATATCTAAATTACTCATCAAATCTACAGCATCATAAACAGTCTTACCACATTCTATATTTACCTTGTACTCATTGTTTTTTAATCTAGTCAGAACTCCTTGATAACCTTTGCCATCCATAAGTAATTCTACAGTGCTAGTTAGTTTCATTTTACCTTTAGAGTGTTTGTTCCACTCCTCAGCTAACTCTAAAGCTATCTGACAGTCTATGTTTCCTTTGGTTGCTAAACTTCTGCAAAAATCTATAGCGTTCCATTTCTTACTCTCTTGTAATCTTGCTATGTATTTCTCAGATGCTGATGTAGAAATAATATAAGGGACTACTAGCTTGTTTCTTCTAAGTGCTATAAACCTATGCTGACCCTCTATGATTTCATATTTGTCATTTACTACTATAGGAACTTGAATACCTATCTCTAGAATAGATTGCTCTATCTTGTTTACATTGTTGTCGTTAATGTCTCTGTTACTTTCTACAAACTTAAATCTGTCATAGTTTCTAGTTTCTCCTAAATGCCATTTTGTTGCCATAATCTGTGTGTTTAATTGTTTAATTTAATTATTAATTGTTTTAGTATTTCAGGGTTTGATACTACACCTTGTGAGTTAGGAAAGTTAAACATCACATACCATTTACCATTCCTTGTCTTATCACTATCACAAGATAGTATATCTCCTTTAGTGTAGTTGTAGTAGAAATCATAGTCGTTCTTAACGAATCCTAGTTCTATTAGTAGTTCTTCTGTCATAATCCTAGCTTCTTTTTGGTTTCTAGATTCTTAATCTGTTGCTCTAGTTGTTCTATTCTCTCATCAGCTTTCCTTGCTCTATCTACTGCTCTAATCTTGTCAGCTATTGACTCAGATACAATCCTATCAAAAGAGAATCTCTCATCCTCTAGTGCTTGAATGTATCTTAATTGTCTAAATAAAGCATCCTCAAAAGCCTTTAGCTCCTTGCTCTCTGACTTCTTAGTCCACTTCATTATAAGTTCTAGAAGCATCTGCATATCTGTATTATTCTGCAGCTCTAATAAGTTTCTGTCTACTTTGTACATCTGTCTATTTTTAACAAAGATATTAAATAATTTTAATTACACAACTATCTTTCTTTATAATTATAGCTATAAGGACTTACTACACCCTCTTTTATGTTGTTAGCCTCTTGGTTTCGTTTCTCCCTGACAAAAGCTATCTCTCTTTCTATAAAATCTTTAGCCTTATATAAGTCCTGTAATTCATCATCTTTCTTGCCTGCTCTTACTATGTATTTAAGTGCTGAACCTCTTTGAAAATTAAGCTGATAGTCTTGGCAGATGTCTATTACATCATACTCTCCAGTAGCTTCATAGTGTATTGCGTTACCTCTCATTTTTAATCTTTAAGTATTTGTTATAATATTTTTTAGTATCTCGGTATTTATACCCTTTATATATTCCACCATTCCACATTCTTACTAGCTCCTCCTCTGTAGGGAATCTACAATGCTTCTTTAAGAACACTTCTTTACCATAACATAAGTAAAGTCTAAACACCTCCTCAGAGGCTTTCTCAGAGAACATCTGCTCGTGATAGTAGTTAGTACCATAAATCCTATTAACGTCATCTAAAACGCTTCTCTGTATCTGTAGGACTCCATAAGACCTTCCATTATCTCCTATAGAGTCAGGATTGTTATTTGTCTCTACAGTCTTTAGTATAGTCATTATAGACACTAGTGTGGATAAAATATAAATCATTAGTATTGTATTTGTTGCACCTCTAGATGTTTTATGTCATCATACCTGCACTTAATTAGTTTGTCTTTTTGCTCCCACAAATCTCTGCCGTATATTTTCATATAGTCTCTGCTATTTGTAGTAGTCTCTGTTATGTTAGAAACAAATACTAGTAGGTCAGTTCTTTTGAAAACACAGTAAGCACTAAGGTCTAAAATATCAAAGACAATAAAGTCAGCTTCTCCTTTTAGCCATCCGTGATAGCCTTTAACATTTACAATCTCTAGCCATATAGTATGAGTTCTTCTTTTACCTTTTACATCTACGCCAAAGCCATTTACATAGAAATCTATGTGCTTATAGAGGTCATCATTATAGCTACTCTTTACACACTTATTACCTCTAGAAATCATTAACTCTTTAAAGTGTTCCTCAGTCTTTTTACCTGCCTCGTATGCGTGTTTCCATCTGCCGTATGAAATCTGTTTTGTCTCCATTAATCTATCTTTAAAAACTCTGCTTCTCCGTGTTTCTTAAACCATTCCTTATTCTCGTGGTACTTATCAATCACTGCATCTATCATAACTAGCTCATCTACACTAGAACTAGATATTTTGTCTACCAAGTCCTCTAGCTTGTTTAGAACATTAGTAGTCATCTCAGGGTTATTGTTATAGATGTTATTGTAGTTGGTATTGAATACCTGCTCTAACTCTTTGATACTTCTGTTTACATTGTATTTTACTGACTCCTTATAAAATCTGCTACCCTTTAGTGAGTCCATTGTCTCAATAAGTAACTGAGATAAGAGTATTGCCTTTAAGTAATTTAATTCTGTCATTTGTTTGGATTTATTATTGTTGCCTGTTCTTCTCTTAGTAAGTAGACTTCTTTGTTACTTCTACTCTTAGTCCATAGTGTAGTATCAGGACAGTAAAGTTGTTCAGTTGGGTCTAGCTTTAACTCATTAAGCCAAAATAAATAGTTAGCCTTAGGGTCGTTCACAAAGTATATCTTGACCATATCCTCAGGCATATCCATTAGCTTGTCATATTTGAGCTTCTCTAGCATCTTGGTCTCATAGTACTTTTTTCTGAACTTCATTTCTATTACACAAGGATGTCCCTTAGGGGTTTCTCCTACTGCGTCATAGTGTTCAAAGCCACCGCCACACCAATCTAAGTCCCAACCATCTAGGTTTAAAATCTGTATTACTGCCTTTTCTAAATTATGTACTTTATTTATGTCCATTCTCGTATATCTCGTTCAGTTGTGTAATCCACCTATTAATCTCTTTAGGATTACAAGTACAAGGTTTGTAGTACTTATGATTGAAATATACTGCGTGTAATTGACATAGCATTTCAAACTCCTCAGGAGCTAAGGTATT